CGGGACAGACCCCGGCACTTACCCGCCGTAAACGGCGGTAAATTCGCGGCAACGCGAGCGGTAGCCCGATTGCATGGCTTTTGTCTCGCAACCTCGCAACTTCACCGTCGATAAGCGCGTTCCATGGGGAGGCGCGAACGGTGAAGCGGATATTGTCGTTCTAGGCCTTGATTGGTCCGCCGGCACGTACCTCATGGAGGTTCGACCTGAGCCGGGGAACACCTCCGCAGCGCTGCTCTCTATCGCCAATGCGAGCGCGGGAGCGCAAGGTGTATCCGTTTCCTATGAAGCCGGCTATCTTCACCCAAAAACAGGGGCTGTGGTCGGTGCTACCATTATCCGCCCGCAGATCAACGAGACCTCGCTCGAAAGCCTCTCCTACGGAGCCGATCCTGCCGACCCGGTGACGCTTTTCTACGACATCCACGCGACCGTTTCTGGCCGGGGTAAATTTGTCCTGATGGCCGGCAAGTTCATAATTCAACCTGGGGTCACACTATGACCACTATTATCGACGCGACGGTAGGCCCAGCTGCGATCATAGATGCTGGCGAGAATGCTCCTGAGGCAGCGCGGCAAGCTGCGATAGCTACCGCTGCCGCAGAACAATCGCAGGTAAACGCATCCATCTCGGAAGCTTATTCGAACAAACGCTATGACACGTTGGGCGAAGGCGAGGCGGAAACAGCAGTAGGTGTGGTTTTCCTCGTCTGGAATGGCGACGACCCGCGCACCTATACCCCGTATCAGCGCACAGTGGGCGGCTCGGCTGTCGTGTCCCCTCTGGCTACCACAAGCTCGCTCGCTGCGCCTGAAGGCTCCTCATTCATCGGCTTCAAGCGCGATGCAGCTGGTTCCACGGCCATGACCCAGCAGTTCCGCAACGAACTAGAAGTGTGGATTACTGATTTCGGTGCGAAGTTCGATCTGTCCGAATACGCCGATCCTGCCGACGCGACCGACGACCTCGGCGCATGGAACTTGGCACTTGCCTATCTCGGCACAAGAGGTGGCGGCAAGATCAATACACCTCACGGCGCGTCCAAGGTCACGGCACAACTCAACTGGCCTAACGTTCCCATCAGTGTGAAGGGTAGCGGCAGGCGCAAAATCTACCCGGGCAAGTACATTCCCGGCACGCCTGTACCCTCGACCCTTGTCCCGATCCATACCGGGCGCGCGGCCATCCAGTTTGCAGCCGCTACTGCCGGTCACGGCATGCTGACGTTCGAAGACTTCAACCTCGCAACGCTGGAAGAAGGTGATGTACCGACCGCCGCATTCGGGTGGGACACTGCCGCTGGCTTCCATTACGGCACGACATTCCACCGCGTCGGCATCCACGGCTTCACGTCGGCTTTCGAGGTCTACAAGGTCGGCGTCGGTAGCGAGTTCGCTTGCGGCGCGGTGAAGGTCGAAGATTGCGTCATCAACCGCAACCAGAACTGCTGGCGCCACTTCAACGGCACTTACGTCAATGGCCTGACTGTCAGAGACAACAAGTCCGGGCAGAATACCGCGGGATGGGACGCAACCGGCCCCAACCTTCTGTTCGAAGGCAACATCATGGAGACGATGACCGTCCCCATTACGATGAACGGGCAGTATCGCGGCCACATTGCTAAGGGCAACTACTTCGAAGGCAACAGTGGACCGTATTGCGTAAAGGCGAACGGCTCCATCAGTGCCGAGATCGGCCCGAACAATTACGTCGCTATCACCACGACGCACAAGGCTTGGCTTCAGTTCGTCGAAAGCTATGTCTGCGTCGATCCGTTCTGGTCAGGCGGGTGCCATAAAGGCGGGCTTCCGCAACTCGGCAATACCTCGCTCGGAAATTTGAGCAACGACTCTACGGATAAATATCTGCGCATCGATCGGTTCGAGGGCGCGAACTATTCCAACGCGCCGCGCTATTCGGCCATTCGACAGTCTCTCATTTCGGCCAACCAGGTGCGGGCGATCAACCCGCAAACGGGCAACCCGATGGTGGCTTTCCAGCATACCACTGCGGGGAACGGCTCGCTCGTTGCTGTGAACGGTGCCTTGGCTGGAGCGGTCGGCAATTGGGTCATCGCCTGCTGGGCGTTTCGCCGTATTCCTGACGGCGGGACGGCGGGCGATCCGTTCCTTCAAATGTTCGCCAATACTTCGCAAAACCAGACCGATCACGCGATTTTCAGATACACTCGGTGCTGGGCAGATGGGGAATGGACGCTGGTCACGGCAGCGATGAAGCTGACCGTGGCGATGTCGACAGTAAGAGTGTTGCTCTACCCCTATGGAGTAAACCCGACGGAAGGGCGCGTTTCCCATACTAACATTCCCGATGTTTACGTTATCGATGACATCAATAAGGTTCGCCCATTCTTCGACAACAAGAATGCCGAAACGATCTCCGCCCCGCCTACCGGTGGCACATGGGTGATCGGCGACCAACTGCGCCGCGCCGCGGGCGGGACATTCAACTACACCGCCACTGGCTGGCAGTCGGTAATCCCGGCCTAGGAGGGAATTATGCAAGAGAACACAAAGCCCGATCTATTCGACACGTCGGAAATTCAACCGTCGTTTGACGCCAAAACCGGTTGGACCCTCGTCCTCGAAAAGAATGGAGAGCGCCACTCTGTCGATGTCAAAGGTAAGGGGTTGTCACTCGACAAGGCAATCGAGAAGGCCACACCTGAATTCGAAAAGCTGATTGGCGGCTAATGCAATCGCTTGAACTCCACCCCCGGCATACCGGCAAGGTAATGGGCCGCGCTGCTGCCGTGGTGGTACACGGTCAAGCTGGGGTGAGCCTGTGCCAGCATCGGGATCAGGACTTCAGCCGGCACCCCGCCGGGGAGCACGTTCGGGCCAGCTTCGGCATCTTTCCTGTGCGGGTGAGGCTTGATGAAGAAGCGTCCCCTTGCCTGGAGTTCTTCGACCACACTCTGGTCGACATCCCAGCTCGTCAGATAAATGGTAGCGTGCTCTTCGGACGGCACCTGCAGCCCGGTTCCAAACAGGTAGCACAGACTGTCGCGGTTAGCTTCGACATATCCGGCCAGGGTTCCGTTAATGGGCATAGGTATCGCGCGGACGCCTTGGACGCTTTGGTAGTATCGAGCCGGGTCGAAGACGTAGACGAAGTGGGCCATATTCGAGCCGCCGAACACCGTCCCGATCCCGCGCTTTTCAAGAAACCGTCTGCGGAAGCCGGAATAGAGGTCGTTTCGATATGTCCCGACGCCCTCTTCATAGACGCGCACCGACTTGCCTTTCAGGCGCTTCAGCATGCGGTGGATGCGGAAACCGACATCGCAGTTCGTGTGGACGACGCCGTAGTCTGTCTCGGCAGCGTGGGCATAGGCTGCGGGTTGCTCGGCGAAGTAGATGGCGCGCTGACCGGGTCGATCAAGACGGTTGAAGCGCTCGACGAACTGGCTCGCTCCCGCGAACAGGTCCACGATCAGGAAGTCGACCGGCTCCCCGCCGTGATGCTGGGCCGCGATCATGTCCGCGATCATGAACTGCAGGGGCTTGGTGACGATGAAGGCGGTTCGCATTCGGTGATTATCGCACGCGCTGACGAGGCTGGCAACGATGCACGGTTCTCATCAGTAAGGGATCGCGTGGTATTGCGCGTGAAGCTGGCGCCCGTCGCGGACAAATTGCGTGGTGTCCAGCAGATCGAGACCGGCTTTGTCGGCGAGCTCGCGAGCATACTCGCTCCATTCGCTGCGCTCCCACATCTCGACAGCGTAAGTTCTCTGCCGCAAATATTCGATATGCCGGTCCAAGGAAGGGCTGGCCAGCCCGTAGCTAGCGAAGAGTGCGACCCTTTCTTCGGGGTGGTTGCGGTACAACGGAGCAAGACCGAATTTATTAGTCAACCGGACTGCCAGGCTGCTTGGGTTCGGTTCCAGCCTGCGGCCCGTCACCTTGAAGATATGACTGTTGCCCGAATGCGTGGTGCGTCCATTCCAGACAACAAGATCCCCCACTTCGACCTCTGCACTAACCATTTGCCCGGTGTCGAAATCCGGATGGTCGAGCGAGCCCCGGCGAAAATCGATCCCGTATGGAAGTTTGCCGTGCGGTTGGGTGTAAATTCCGAAGCGGATGATGGGATAGCGATCGACTCTCCAGTCAGGGGCATTCGCATCCAAACGGTCGGAGTTGTCCTTATGAAAACCACAGCCTGCGCCTGTTCCGCGTTGGGCCGTCGAGTCTCCGAAATATACGGGCTTGCCGCCAAGTATCTTTCGCGCGGCGTCGACGATAACCGGCTCGCAGATCACCTCTGCCAGCACGTCATCGGAAAGCAAATCGACAGCCCCGGCGCTAAATCCTGCCTTTCGCCAACGCGCGACTTTGGTCGTCGGCAACACGCCGCGAAGGATGAGAAACCCATCGCTCCAAAATCTCTCAACATCCAATTGCATATTTTTGGTTCCCGGCGGCACTGGTCGAGAGCCGATAGATTTAATTTAGCACGCCCACAAGTAGGCGCGTGCGGGATGGTGCTCGCATGATCCTCTTGTCCTTCCTGCTCTTCTTTGGCTTCCAAGTGTTCCGCCTTCGCCGCTCGCTGCATCGGGCTTTCGCGGGGTGGCTGTGATGGAAAGCCTCGAAGCGTATCTTGCCGACGCTTTTCGCTGGTGGGCGGCGGGCGGTGCTGCCTTTGCCGCGATTATGGTCGCGGCGGCGCTCGTCGCTGTTCGCCGAGCATCGCTCACTGCCAAGGAAGGGAATAGGGTCGCGATCGCGCTTCTGACAATCGTGCTCTTCGCCCTGTCGGCAATTTTGCTCGCCGGTTCGATGATCCCGTTCTTCAGCGACAACCGTGTGGCCGGTTGGGATCGGGAAAGCCTGTTCTACGAGGTCGCCATATCGCTGGCGTGGCTGTTCTGGGGCATATTTGCGTGGGGCGTGGGCCTGTGGTTTGCGCGCAACCGCCTGAAGATGGGGTTCGCCTGCCTCGCATGGTTTTCGGTCTGTGTTTTTTCCGCATGGGCGACGGTGGGAGCGTCACTGTGAGCTTTGCGGGGCTATCGGCGAAATACGGCCCTCCTCTCATTGCGGCGATTGCGATGTTTGACTGGATACTGGCGGTCTCGATCCTGTTTGGTTTCGTCGCTGGGTGGGCTGGTGCTGCATCCCTGTTCGAGAACGGCGAAGATCAGAAGATATGGCGAAGGGTGCGAACGTCCCTGCTTTCGAGCGGCGTCGGTCTCATTATCGTGCTCTGGGCCATCCGCGTATTCAACCTCGATCCCTTGGGGGCCGCAACCGTGGCGGCGATGGTGGGCGTGCTCGGCGTAAACGCGGTCGAGATATTCCGCAACGGCGCGCGCAACTGGCTTCGCAGCTTCGTCCAGACGGCGGGCGATGCTCTCGGCGACCAAAGGCAGGAACTGGCGAAGAGCAAGGCCGCGAAGGAATTGATCAGCCGCACAGACGATGAGCGTCTGGAAGAGCTGCTGACGCGTCTGGAAGAAGCGGAGAAACGGCGGCAGCCGGAAGGAGATAAGTCATGAATCGCAAAGCCATCTTTGACGCTGTTCGGGCGATGCTGGGCCGCGGCTTCAGGCAGTCCGAGGTCGAGCATCTGGACGACGCTATCGATGAGGCGATGGGCATAATTGTGGTGCGCCCTCCGAAGAAAAAGGGGAGGCAGATCAATGCTGCTGGCGAGCGCCTGATCAAAGAGTTCGAAGGGCTGGAACTGGAAGCCTACCCAGATCCCGGCACGGGCGGCAAGCCTTACACGGTCGGCTATGGCGCTACCGAGGACATGGACGGGAAGCCGTTCAAGCTTGGCCAGCGCATCACCCAGGCCGAAGCTGACGCGCTGTTCGACAAGGACACTGATCGCTTCGAAGCGGCTGTTGAGCGATTGGCACCGGTGGCAACGGACAATCAGTTCGCGGCCATGGTATCGCTGGCGTACAATGTCGGTATCGGCAATTTCGAGAAGTCCACTCTTCTGCGCAAGCACAACGCTGGCGACCATGAAGGTGCGGCGAATGAATTCAGACGCTGGAACCGGGCCGCCGGCCGGGTGCTCAAGGGGCTGACGCGCCGTCGCGCTGCCGAGGCTGAACTGTATCGGAGGGCTGACTGATGACCGACATTCTCCCTTGGATCATGTCTGCAATCACGATCTACATGACCGTGCTGGCGGGCAATAAGCATCGTTACGCTTGGGTGGTGGGGTTGTTCAATCAAGCCCTCTGGCTCACTTGGATTGTGATGACCGAAACGTGGGGCCTGATCCCCATGAATATCGCGCTGTGGATCGTCTACGCACGCAACCATTTGCGATGGATTGCTGACCGCGAAAAAGGGTCAACAGTAGCGCCTGATAAACCAGTGACCCCGAAAGACACAGCAGCCCGCGAGGGTAGGCATCTGTTAGGTCAGGCCAGCAATCGGAGCCGGTCATGATGAAAGCCAAAGACTGGCCGCGCCTTGTGCTTACGGCCTTCATCATGGTGCTGCTCGGGTTCGCCGCGTGGAACCATTACTCACCCGGCATTGAAGAGACGATCAAGGCCATCGTGCTGATCGCCGTCGGATATTGGCTGGGTAGCTCCGAAGGCTCGAAAGAGAAAACCGAACTCATGGCCGACCGTCCGAGTGGGCGCGAAGGTGACGAGGTCCACGTGAAGGATGAAGATCATGTCTAAGATCATCGAATTCATCACCGACGGCGCGCTCATCGGCGGCGTTCGCAACTGGGTATGGCTGGCCGGGCTGGCCATCATCGCAGCGATCGCATTCGTCGTCATCGAAATAGCCGACAATCGCGACAAGCGGATGGTCGAGACCGCACAGGAAAGCGGGGCGACCGGGGCGATAGTCGATGGCCAAAATCAAACGCTAGACCAGATAGGAAAAGCCAATGAAGGACGTAACGAAATCACTGGCGGCCGTAGCGCTGCTGATTATGAGCAGTGCCTGCTCGACAGCGCGCCAGGATACGAGTCCAGTTGCGAGCGCTTCAAACCGCTCTAGCTATTGCCTGGCCGACAAGAAGCTGCCGATCCGCGCTGCGCCGGCTGATATGGTCGACGATCCCGGCAACCGCTACGACCCGGATGTAACGACCAAGGAAAAGCTTGAGCACAATCGCGCCCTTGATCGAGCCTGCACCAATTGACCACCCTCCCCGCCATGCCTCATCAGCGCGCCCATGGCCCGCTATCGAATCACATGCTGGAAATGCTCGCACAGCGCGGAAGGTGAGTTCGAGGATGCGCCACTAAGCAGGCGGCTCAAGTGCAGCGTTTGCGGGACAGGGTGGCCGGCGGTGGATGAGGTAAACCCGACGCCTGCCCGGTGGCGGAATGCGTTCAGATCGAGGGCTGGCGATTAACCGGATGCGCCAAGCTTAACCGCGGCACGGCTATCATTTTGTCTCCACATACAGGACAAAGGCCACCGTCAGCAGGGCAAGTGTGACGAGGCTGCCGAGCAGGCGCAGTTGGGGCTTGGTCATTCATGCACCTGGATGAGCAGATCGCGGGCTTGTAGGGAAGAGCTAATTTAGCGCTTTCTGTATTTCTCCGGCCTGCAAATAGCTGGCTTGTACAGGTCCGAATAATCTGGCGATGCCAGTGCGGTTGATGCCAGCGCCATGGCGCGAATGAGGGTGCGTTTTCTTTCTGCCGTCCGCTCCTTCTCCGCCTCAGTCATTGGCCGGGTACTCCGTCATGCAATCGAAAAGATACGGTCGCAAAGTCTGACGGCTCAAGGGCAGTATTCCGCGATGAAGAGCGAAGAACCATGTGGCTTTCCGTTCCGCCTCAGTCATTGGTCTGCTCCGGTGGCAGTTTCCAGTGTGTCGGCCAAACCGACGCCACCTCATCTTCGTTCGAGGCCCAGCAAACACCATCTGTCCAGCACTCAGGCGGCTCCTGATCGGTCACAAAGGCCCAGCCTCCGCAAGGCTCCTCGTTATCGTCCAGAAACGCTTCCACTTGCCAGGCTATGATGTTGTCCTCGCCGTTTCCGGGAATGCGGGCCTGTATGGCCGTCCCATCCCTCGGCGCGTTCTCAATCGGTTGCCATTCCATCGTTACTTCTCCCTAGAGGTTAGGCGGAAAGGACTAGGCTCACATCGGCGCGCATACAGGTTTTCCAGAAATCTCTGCGCAAGGGCGTCCACCGAAGCCTGGGGAGCGCTTTCGATCGGATGAAGATGCTCACCAGATGCACCCTCGTCCTCTGAAACGTCGCTGGATCCGATACACACGAAATCAGGAACGGGCCACGCAACCAACTCAACTGTCGTAACCACCTCGATAGTGTCTGCCATCATCTCGATCCTTCTGTCTGGGGTGGGGTTAGGCGGGTGATCATGCAGCGCGCCTCATTCGAAGGATGACTGTCGGGATATTCGTCCCGGCATCGCGGAAGCTCGCAACAGGCAAGTCCTGCCACTCGCCTTCCAGTTCTTTGTGATCGTAGCGCGCGGAAGCAGGTAGGACGGCAACCAGATAGCCGCCAGGCCGCAGGAACTTGTAAGCGTGCCTTACATGTTGAGCGTAGTGCCGACCATAGAACGGCGGGTTCATAACTACGGCATCAAACTCATCGACAGGTGGTTGCTCAAGGAAGTTGCCGACAGCAACCGAGTGCCCTTTTGCTTTTGCCTGTGCTGCACGCTTTGCGTGATATTCAATGCCCAAGCTTGAGCAGCCCCGCAGGCGTAGGATATCGAGAATGTGGCCTTCACCGCAGGATGGCTCTAGCACCCGCTGCCCCGACTTGATCCAGCCAAAGTCTAGCAGGGCCTCGGCGACCGGCTCCGGCGTCCAGTAGAATTGCAAATCTTTCGCGATTGCGGTGCTGGGGGCTGCGCCTTTCTCAGCAGCGTCCGGAAGAACATCGCCATAGAACTCACCGAGCGCCCGGTTTATGTCGACCAGCGCCCACTTATCGAAAAACACGTGCGCATTGCCGTTGGCGAATTTCCGCACTGTAAGGCCGCGATCTTTTAAAACGCCGTCCTCACCTTTCTCGTGAGCTTCGGCCAGCGCGCAAATTTCGTCATGCTCAAACAACGGCTGCCCACGCACTGCCGCCAGCGCATTCACCATGTCGCGGAATTTGTCTTGGGCATAGCCATGCGAATACTCGCCCCACCCGCGAAGGATGATCCTCTTCGGCAGGCCTTTCACGCCGATGGCCACGCGCTGGTGAGATTTGAAAGCTGGGTCTAGCTGGCTGAAAACTTCCGCCAGGCCGCGCAAAATATGGAAGCGGGGGCGAGCAAAATAATCGCCGAACGTCGCCTTCACGTTGTCCACCGTGAGCGGCGGCGGTGAAGCCATCTCCCTGTCGAACTTCTTCTTATCATCAGCACTGGCAAGGCGGTCGATTTGGAGGCGGGTATAAATCGTGCGCCATGCCGACTTAAGAAGATTTGCGCGGAGGCTGTCGGGGTAAAGATACGACCGAGATCCAACCGGCTCGACGAAAGTCCCTTGAACCGTACAGGCCGAACCTAGTGCGGTAAAAGCCTCTTCGAACGTGGCGATAGCGCCGTTCACGCCCTCGCATTTCTCTTCGTATTCCGCCACAATGTCGGGGACGGTGGTAGGCAGCGCAGGAAGGTGTATATCAGATTCAAGCATGGGGCGCTCCAATCGCTCTATGTCTAGGCCCGGGCTGAGCGTTGGCGCGCTCTCTCGGGCCGTTTGTGTTTTGCCGCCATTTCGCAAGCGTTTGATTCAAAACGCATGTTTCGGGCGGTGTTTTGCTGTGTAGATCGCTGGCTTCTGCGGATGTTAACAGCTTGGGAAGCTGCTGCTCTACCATTGAGCTACACCCGCGAGGCCGATGGGCGGGTGGCATATTTGACATATGCTGGTCAATACAATCTGCGACTGCTGTCGGAAAACAACGCTACTAGGGTTTCAAACCTTCATTGGAACACTAGAAGGCGCGGCATGGAAAACAAACGCGACTGGCTTAACTGGGCGATCGGCAGGATCGAAGCGGACTTCAACCGTTCGGCGGACACGCATCTGATACCGCTCCCGGTTCCAGCCCTTCCCGACATTGCAATTTATCTGAAGGACGAATCCAGCCACCCGACGGGCAGCCTCAAGCACCGACTGGCGCGATCGCTGTTCCTTTATAGCCTGTGCAACGGTTGGATCGGGAAGAATACTGCAATCGTTGAAGCGTCAAGCGGATCGACCGCTGTTTCGGAAGCTTACTTTGCCCGCATGTTAGGCCTGCGTTTCATCGCTGTGGTACCGCGCTCCACCGCCAAAGCGAAGATCGATGCAATTACCTTTCAGGGCGGCGAATGCCATTTCGTCGACCGTCCGTCGGAAATTTACGACGCAGCGCAGTCGCTCGCCCACGAGTTGGGCGGTCATTATATTGACCAGTTCACCTATGCAGAACGTGCCACAGACTGGCGCAGCAACAACAATATTGCCGAATCGATCTTCGCCCAGATGGCCCAGGAACCCCACGCGGTACCGAGTTGGATCGTTTGCGGAGCCGGCACGGGTGGCACATCGGCCACCATCGGCCGCTATGCACGCTACAACCGGCACGAAACGCGGCTATGCGTTGCCGATCCCGAAGGCTCGGTCTTTCA